CACTCATTTAAATACATCTCCCCAGTTACCTTCTGTGGTTGAGCGAGCATATTCGGTCGCTCGGTTTTCAAAAAAGTTGGTGTGCTCAACTGCACGCAACATAATGTCCATCCAGGGTAAAGGATTTTCGGTTGTCTTGAAAATACCTTTAAACCCCATTCCTTGTAAACGACGATCTGCAATATAACGAATATATTCCTTTACGTCGTTCGGTGTAAGACCTGGCACTTCACACGTTCCGAAAGCCGTGTCAATAAAAGCATCTTCTAGTTCAATCACTCGTTCTGCTGCGCAGTAGACTTCGTACTTGAGGCGATCATCCCAGATTTCAGGATTTTCTTTTACGAATTCTCGAAAGACTCGAGACATTCCCTCTACATGAAGATCTTCGTCTCTCACAGACCATGTTACTAGCTGCCCTGTGCCTTTCATGAGTCCATGACGAGGATAGTTCATCAGAATCGCAAAAGAACTGAAGAGCTGTACTCCTTCCCCTAGACCAGAATTGATAGCAATCGTCTTTGCAATCTCACGAGGAGTGTCAACGGATAGCTTTGACATAAACTCGTGTTTTGCTTGCATTGCTTCAATTTGGCTAAACATCTGGTACTCAGAGTCGGCAAACCCCAAAGTATCAAGAAGAAGCGAATACGCTTGCATATGTACTGCTTCCATTGCAGCAAACGAACTCATCATCATTCGCACTTCCGGCGGCTTGATAGTCGGAAGATAGTAGTTACAATATGCTCCAGCTACGTCCGTGTCCGCCTGAGTAAAGAATCGCAAAATCTGAATCAATAACTTACGGCTATCGTCGTCCATTTTGCGATAATCTGCTACATCTTCATGAAGGGGCACTTCGTCCGGAAGCCAATGCGATTGCTGCTGTTTTTTATAATACTCAAATGCCCAGGGATAATCAAAAGGCTTGTAGTAGTCTCTACCCTTCGTTAACATTCATTTCTCCGTAGTAACCTTCTCTTGTTTTCATATCGTACCAGGCGATGGGCTTCTCCTTTTCGTTACGATAAACGATCTTCGGATAAGCCCAGGCAACATAAGAAAACCAATTAAATTTTTGAAACTTTTCTAGTTCGCCTTTCCAGTTTGGCGGGTTTGCTACAAACTTCTCTATCTCAGGTGTTACTAGCCTTGACACGCAAAACAGTCCTCACCTTCGTCTGCCAGAATTCGCTCACGAATTGCACTGACGTTTACTGAAGCCGAGCGATGAATCGCCTCACTTCTCAGGTAATACAGAGTCTTCAACTTTCGCTTCCACGCTAGCAAATGCAACATATGTAGCTCGGCTTTCGTAATATTCGCTGGAACGAATATATTTAGCGACTGAGATTGGCAGATAAACTCTTGACGCATTGCAGCGTGTTCGATTACCCACTCTTGATTAATCTCAGGCGCTGTCTTAAATACATCCTTGGTCCAGTCGTCAAGAAAATCTAGATGCTGTACGGAACCCTTGTTGATAACAATACTGTTCCAAACATCATCATTGTCCATATCCAGCTCTTGCAGAGCGTGCTGAAGATATTCGTTCTTTACGAGTGACGTTCCGCTTTTTGTTTTTTGCGTGTAAGCATTTGCACGGTACGGTTCGATACCCGGCGAAGTGTTGCCGCAGATAATCGAAGAAGACGCATTAGGGGCGATAGCCAGAAGGTGAGCGTTCCGAATCCGCCTTTCACCTGCATCCGGACATGATCCGCGCTCATCTGCAAGTTGCGCACTTGCCTCCAGAGCCTGCTTTTTAATATGCCGAAACATACGATAATTCGCACTGGATGCCAGTGCACTTTCAAACGGGATATTGTGTCTTTGAAGATACGCATGGAATCCCATAGCTCCTAAACCGATGCTACGCTCTCGCATAGCTGAATATCGGGCTTTTTCAAGTTCATTCGGAGCATTCTGAATAAAGTGCTCCAGAACATTGTCCAACATACGAATCAGATCAGGAATAAAAAGAGGGTCGTCTTCCCACTGATCGAATTCTTCCAGATTTACACTTGAGAGACAGCATACTGCGGTTCTTTCAGGGCTGGTAGCAAGCGTGATCTCACTGCACAGATTGGAGTGATGCACGTCGAGGCCTAACTCTTTTTGATAGTCCGGCAGCCCCGCCTTGACTGCATCTTCAAACATGATATAGGGCTCGCCAGTCTCCATACGATTCTGAAGAAGTTTCACCCAGAGAGTCTTTGCAGATACAGTCTTTGTGACTTTTTTCGTGTGCGGGTCGATAAGCGACCAAGTGTCATCAAAACCTTCTTCTCTTGTAGCGCCTTCAATAAGTTCCATAAACTCATTTGGAATGACGACAGCATTGTGAAGATTGAGAGCTTTTCGATTCGGGTCACCACCAGTAGGCTTACGAATATCGAGAAACTCTTCAATCTCAGGATGACTCATATGCAGATAAGCCGCGTATGAACCCCGCCGTGTAATCCCTTGAGAGAAGGCAAGCATTTCTGCATCGACCACTTTCATGAAAGGAATTACACCAGTACTTTCAGAGCCTTTGCTCGTTGCCGTTCCAGCAGAACGAAGTGCACTCCAAGAGCCTCCAATACCGCCGCCTACACTAGAGAGAAAAGCATTTTCAACATAGTGGTCCGTAATACCCTTACGGCTATCAGGAACATAATTCAAAAAACAACTAATCGGCAAGCCACGGTCTGTACCGCCGTTCGAGAGAACGGGAGTAGCAAACATAAACCAAAGCTGGCTTGCATAATTATAAAGACGCTGTGCATGAGCATCGTCATCAGCAAAGGCCTTTGCAGCACGCGCAAAAGCATCTTGCGGGCTTTTTTCTCCGGGAACCATATATCGGTCTTGTAGAGTTTTAATACCAAACTCAGACAGATAACGGTCTCTACGGTAATCAATTCTCATTCATATACTCCAACATAGTTTCAGAGATATATTCTGCATTCTCCGAACCCACTGCGTCTTCGCAGTATGTAAGTAGGTCCATTAGCTCAACATTTGTAAGTAGTTGATCGGCATTGTCATTGAGTGCCTGTATGTATTTGTACTTTCCGGGTAGTGGACACATAGCATGAATATCAAAAACATCGCCGAAAGTATCAATGATACTGGCAGCACGTTTAGGGCCAATCCCAGGAATGCCCGGTACGTTATCTCCCTTGTCGCCCGTGAGGCATTTGAAAGTAAGGTACATATCCGGCTCAAAGTCATAAAACTCTTCCCAATTGTCAAGCGTAGTTTCTTTGCGTGTTACATAAGAGAATCGAGAAACATCTTCTGCGACTAGCAAATCCCAGTCTCGGTCACTCGAGATTAGCCATACTTCCTCGATTCCAAACTTTTTACGATGCCTCGTGATATAGGCAGCAATGTCGTCAGCCTCTACGCCTCGAAAGCGAAAAACAGGAAAGCCTTCTTCTTTCATACCTTCTAGTGTAGTCTCGTATTCTTTAAAGAAGGCTTCAAACTCTGCTTTTTCTTGTTCGCTTTGCTGATCACGAAGCTCTTTGCGATTCATTTTGTACTCGGGGTCGATTGCTCGACGAAAGGAGCTGTTACCCCAATCTGCTGCGATAACAATTTTACCGCAGTCATAGGACTTTGCAAGAGACTTTACTGTACGAATATACTCGTGTTCAAAGTCTGTCACACCCTGATGTTTCCAGCGAAACGCCAAGTTCATCGAATCGACGATAAGAACTTTAGCAGGGTCTCGATCTTCTACTAGGCTGGCGAATGCTTTAGCCATATGATTTTTTCCTCATCTAACCATTCTTTTGCGAGCATAGTATAACACCGAAGAGACGAAATGTAAAGAAAATTATTCATCTTTTCTGGTTCTATCTCGGTGCAGACGAATACCTGAGAGCGATTATACTTAAAGAACAATAAAGGCTCTTGGTCTCCGTTTCTAGCTTGTTCGTCTAGCTTGGTCCACCAGCGAATAAGATTGTTAGATTTGTTTGTAAAAATTTTATCTGTAAGAGGAGATTCAGCATAGTTTTTTACTTCGATACAAAAGCGATTCTTTTCACCAGGAACATACAAATCACCTTTTAAATATGAAAGAGCCCCCGAAGCGGGGACTCTCTCAAACTGCAACTGTGATGCTTCTCGAAGTAGGTCTCTTACTAAATACTCCCCTCGACTGCCTTTTGCTCTTGAATCTACCATTCTAACCTACTTTGATTGTCGTCTTTGACAACTTGAACTTTTGTGAGAAGAGGATGGCTCCAGCCGTGACTAACAAGATAAGTATTAAGAAACTCTTCTTTCAAAAGAACTTCTACTAGCTTTTCTCGTCCTTGTTCGTCCAGAACATTAATTACTTCATCAAGAAAAAGAACGTTGATTTGTGACTTAGAAATACTACTCATAAGTTTGCGAATCGCAATCAGTGTAGCAGTATTTACTCTTGCCAACTCACCACTAGAAAGAGCACTAATATCAACTTCCTTTCCGTTATCAGTAATGTTTACGTTGAGCTTGTCATTTGACACTGCAAACTCCAGCGTAAATCGACCGTCTGAAAGCTCTGCCAGATAAGTATTTGTCAGCTCTTCGAGTTCCTTTACAAGATTCTCAATTTTATACGCTAACAAACCATTTGTAGAGAATGCTTTTTTGAGAAGCTCCAGATGCATCGCTGTAGTTTCTACACTCTCTAGTTCTGACTGCGCTTTGTTTAACTGACTTACAAACTCGTCGGTCTGCTCTTGAATGACGGAAATACGAGTATTCATTCGCTCTCGCTTTTGATTCTCATCAATCAGCTTTTTCAGCCTGGATCGAGCTTCTGTAATCTTCTGCTGAAGAGCATCATACTCTTCTTGTAACTCGTCTGCATTGTAGAGTTCTACTGGCAGAGAGTGATCAATTGCAGAGTACAGCTTTTCAAATTCGCTCTCTAGCTTTCTCTTCTTCTCAAAGAGTTCGTTATTTTGTTTAATCTCTTCCACACGAGCATAAATCTCTTTTGCCTGCTCTGTAAGTTGTGCAATTTTAGATTCTTGCTCCGAGACAATACCTGACTTAAACTCTTCGTCAATCTCTTGTCCACAAGTGTAGCATTGATTACCTAGTTTCTTCGTTTTGTCAAGAACAGTTTCCGCAGCCTTTTTCTCTGCTCGAATCGCTCCAAGCTGGCTTGTCTCCTTCTCATGAGATTGATACTCTGTGGTAGGTATCTTTGAAATCTCAGAGAAATTCAATTTAGAAAGCTGATCTTTATAGTGATTATTTCTCGAAATTATTTTATTGTTTTTGGAAATATTTTCGATTTTAGTCGAAAGACTACCGAGTAACTTCTCGTCATCTTCCGTGTCGATAGAAATTTCGAGCAGGGGCTGTGCCTCTGTAGTGCTCAATTTATTATCGTTTAACCACTTTTCAATGGTATTAATTTGCGAGGTCAAGCTAGTGACTTCGATATTTACGTCTTTTGCCAGCTTTTTGAACACTTCGAAGTATTCAACGTACTCGTCAAGATTCAACAAATCAATCAGAAACTTTTTTCGATTGGTATCTGTTGCCGTCAGAAATTGAAGACTCGAGTTTGTATTCTGGTAAACTAACTGACTAAAGGTTTTGAAGTCGATGCCAATAACTTCCTGAATCGACTTGTAAGTGTTTGTAGCCGTATGAGAAGAAATATCCTCTCCATTCTTTAGAAACTTTACTTTAAGAGAGGACTTTCGATCTAGATCAATTTCATACTGGTCTGCATCTTTTGTGAATGTTAGATGAATTGAATACCCCGCATTCACATAACGATTGGGTACATCGGCTTTCTTTACATTCTTCGAGTTTTTGTTGTAAAGAATCTCTTCTAGTATAAGAGGAATCGACGACTTTCCCACACCGTTAGTCCCGACAATTTGTGTCAGGCCGCTTTCCTGTAGGTCCATTGTGTTGTTCGGACCATAAGAAAAGCAATTACTCCACGTTAACTTGTTTAGCGTAATCACTAAAAACTCCAACAACGTCTTTCACAGTGGTTTCAGGAAGTTCAAGAATATAGAGCAAGTACTCTGAAAGCTCCTCTTGAATTGTCATTCCTTTATCGAGAAGTAACGTAGCTTCAGAACTACGTTTTACCACTTTCTTATCAAGAAGCTCTGACGACTTCACATTTGCGAGTTCTGCCAGATCGCCTTCGATTTCGTAAATGGTGTGATGGTATTCTGTAGGTACCATTTCATTCGGAGAAGTTACCGTTTTTCTCAGAAGCTGTGGAAGATCAAACTCTTTCCAAGACCACTCCGTGCCGTCTATAAGTAGATACCCCGTCGAGACTTCAGAGCGATGAAAGCTCGTGGTCATCGGAGACCCCGGATAGACTATGTTTCTTTGCGTGTTTGAGTGAGAATGCAAATCTCCAGCGTAAACAATCGGAAAATCACTAAGACGATCTAAGTCAACCTCTGGCTTCACATGAGGAGGAATCTCACCCCGAACATGAGTATAGAGAGGCTTTGACTTGTTTAATTGTTCTATATGACCTTTCTTATGTAGATCACAGTAAGGAAGAATACTAAAGTCGTCATACTCTCGAGTTTCAGCTAGCACCTCTACTCGAGGGTTGATTGCTTTTGTTACTGCTGCAAGATTTGTAAAGAAAGTTTGATTCTTTTTAGTAGCTTCGTGATTGCCGTCAAAAATAAGAGTCGGAACTCTTACTTCCCGAATAAACGAGAAGTAGAGTTCCAATTCTTCAAGAGTTGGCATACGGTCAAACAAGTCTCCACCAATGATGTGCATATCTACACACTCGCTAATCTCATGTACTTGTTCAAAGAACATATTATAGCGATTCTTTGCCCAGGCTACTGGAACATTCTTTTGCCCGAGCTTAATATGCCAATCTGCGGTGAATAGAATCATTCGATATCGAACTCATCTTCAATGGACTCGTCAACTTCGTCACCTGCTTGATTCATTATGCGATCAAGCAGTTCTTTTTGGGCATCTGCCGTAGGGCGAGGAAGAAGCTCGTCAATCGACTTTGCATTTGCGATTGCATCACGCTCTTCATCGGTAAGAGGACGAGGCTTGCACTTCAGCGGCTGAAACTGATATTCAACATTGTAAGGAAGCGGCCCCGTCTTGACACGCTTGAAATGAACATCCCAACCAGTCTC